TAAAAAGAAAACCCCCTAGCGTTAACTAGGGGGTCTCAACACAAGGTTTAGCGAGTCAGAAGGAGCGAATTCCTGCTCACAGAGTCACACGGGGGATGTGTAACTAAACCCATTCTACTCATAATTTCCAAACACGTAAACCCCTCACCCCGTCCTCAATAACAACCTTAAATAAAACCTTATATTTCAAGCGCTTAGTGACTTCAAGTATGGTGCGTTTGGCTTGCACTGGGTTCAAACAGGGTATAAAAAATGATGTCCCCCGTTTAAATTTAGCCCAGTTAATTTCATAGTGTACTTGCTCAACTATCATCTTCCGTGTTCATAATATCCTGTGTTAGCTTGTTATCCGCCACATCAAAATACAAAGAGTTAACTGCAGGAGTAGTTATTTTCATGCCTTTTGATAGGCGTTTGTTAATACTGCCTAGATAATAACCTTCCGTCTTTAAAAGTTTTATTGTTTCTTTATAGTTTATTTGATTTTCTACACAATGCTTTTTAAAGTGTTTAGTGGTTATAAATACGCGGTTTGTATCTGGTTCCATACGGTTAAGCAACTCGTTTTTAGGTTCCATCTTAGGTAGTGCCTTCATGTTACTACGCTTATCCACTCCATCGTCTACCACTAGTGTGTAATTAATATAGGTGTTTAAGTAGTCCCCTAATATAGCCATACCACTAGCAGCTGGTGGTTTTACATCCATACGTAAGTCTTGCATCATGTTACAAGCCCATTGATAAATACGCTTCATATCCCAATCAATAAGACCTGCTCTACTGGCTATCATACCTCCCGCTATATTTGCAGCAATAACCGCTGACCAAAACCGTTCTTTCTGGCTTAGTTTTAGTTCCTTATCCATCTTGTCTTGTACAGCTAAGACTGTGTTTTTTACCTCTTCAAAGTTGCTAACAAGGTATGTTATGTAAGGCTCAGCCGCATGCCCATAGTTATTCATTAAATCTCTATCAAACGCTTGCCGACCTTCTTTAACCCCGATAACTGTGTCAGGCGCTACCATATACTCTAGTACACGCATTAACTCACCATTAGCTCCATCTTTTAACATAGACAGCTTGTCGTAGAAAGAAGAATTAGACGACGTTACGCCAATCAGTTGCCACCTAGTACTGTTCTCCATAAGTTGTGAAGCTGCGGTTAGACGATCTTTACCCTTACCTTGAGACACACCATATGCAAAGTCTGAAAATAATTTTGCGGGTAAGTTAGTAATCTCATCTTGCGTAAAACACAAGTGGTTGTAGATCCCTAGCTTTTTATATAGTGAGTTAGCTGTATCTTTCGGAGTACCGCATAAGTCTTTTGGATGCCCGAATATACTGTTAATCATAAACAAAACAGTAGACTTACCAGTACCCGAATCAGAATGCACCAAGTTTATTAGCGCTCCACTTTGCCCAGTAAACCTAAGTAACGGCGAACCAAACGCACTCAATGCTGCAAACGCTTTTGCTTCCAGACCCTCTCTACCGTATAAACTCCATATCTCTCTCCACTTCTCAAAAGTCCCTGCGGTGTGTATGCGTGGTGCTATCTCTTTTGTGACATCTGACGGTGGGCTATGGTACACACCATCCGCACTTATCTCTCGATCCCCCAAAATAAACTTGCTGTCTTTGTCAGCCCAGCCAAATTGTTTCCTCATTATCTCCGCCCTTCTCTTATATTGTAAGTTTCTAGTAGCATGTGCTATGTACATCGCTACTGCCTCGGCTTTCTTTCTGCCTATAGTTATGACACCGTTTTTAGCTAGCATCGAAGCTAAATCTGCTAACTTAGACATGTAAGCACTTTCAATAACGAACTCTCGTATGCCATCAGTAGGTAGATGAACTTTAACTACAATCATGTCCCCTATCTCACGATCATACATACGCTTAACTACATACAAGTCATGCTCATATACAAGTATGGGGTCTGCATCTTCTTCGGGTGGCGTTACATATACACCACCATTTTTACCTCTAAAGTATGGATCGGGATATTTAGGTATTACATGCGTCTCATCTTCTTCCCCATCCTCACCTTCAATAACTATAGTGTTGTCTTCCTCACTAGCTTCTTCTACTTCCTTGCCTAGTGATATGGGAGACTTAATCTTTCCCTTAAACTGACATCCCTCACAACCCCCTGGGTTTGACTTTTCAAACTCCGCACAACCATGTGGGCCTTTGATGTGCTCAATCTTTTCCTCAGTTGTAGTAGGATCGTAGTCTGGATGATCTTTCGATAGCTTATGTATAGCCTTGTCCTTATCACTACAAAACTTTGCTATCGACAAAGCATTAAACCATCTAGGCTCCGTCAGGTTTGCACGGTCTTTGTACGCACCCAGTAACTGCTGACATCCGTTTTCACTAGCACTACGCATCATAATCTTGGTAAAGCTAGATGTGTAGTTACCCATAAGGGACTTACTAAGTTCAGACATCTCGCGCTTCGGCGCTACTTCTAAAGTTTCTTTTACTCCTAATATGCTACGTATATCTGCTATAGATGTCGGCTCAGCCTCTTCTAATACAGTTACTTTATTAGGTGGATCATCTTTAAAATTATACGTATCCGGTACTCTAAGAATCCTTGCGGGTTCAAACACTACTGGGTCGATATAAAAGTTATGAGTCAAACAAAGATCACGTAGTCTGCGTGCAACAGGCTCCCATTCTTCTCGCGTCAACTCTTCTATTACAGGCCAGTATGCGTGTATACCGCGCCCTGAGTTAACTACAATCGGATCAGGTAATCCTATCTTCTCGCAAAAAGCCTTGAGTGCTTCTAGTCCGGTGGCTTGATCGATATACCCATCAGGTCTACCAGTTTCCTCACTAACTACAGCTTTAGCTTCTCCGCAATCAATATCTACCCAGAAAGATTTAAGTAAGTGGACGTTATCCTTGGTTCTATTCGCATCCGTTGCAAACTTAGCGACCCCAAAGTATACATCCCAGTTATCAGCAACAAAGTCCTCTACAAGTTTGTCTACCTCCTCCCTAGTTTCGACGAGGTGCTGATCTACTCTCTTCCCTTTTATACCTAATACGCAAAACCACCCAGAGGACGGCTGTACTGTATTAAGTAAGTCCATATGTTCGCTCTCTTATTTGTTTTGATTAATAAAGTTTTTTATAAGCTCTACTTGCGTAGCTCTAGGCGTAGTAATCCCCGCAAACCAGTTGTAAATTGTTTGCCTACTAACACCCAGTTGAGAAGCCACCTCAGAAACAGATACACCTATTTTGATGCACTGTCTTCCAAGGCGAACTCCTAGTAGCTTACGATCAGCTTCCTTATTTAACTCTACTAAACGTATGCTATAACCGTAACTCATTATTCGCTAAGCCAGTCGTCTACTACGTCAGCTACATCTTTCTTAGCTTTGGGAGCAGATTCTTTTTTCTTTGCTGGGCGAACTTGTGGTTCTTCAACCGGATCATCCTCTGGTTCATCTGAACGCTCAATCTTTGGCTCTTCCTTGGGTAGCTTCTTAACACCATCGGTTTGCGCCACAGTAATAGAGGTGTACATACTAGCCTCTGGAGTAGCTTGCGCTCGCTGCATTACTTCAAATTCTTCGTCAGTAATATGGCGAACTGGTGTAAATATAAGCTCCATTGTGTCTGCATTTGCATCGAACGCTACGTTAGTAACGACGTTATCAATAGACTCGCCATTAGCTAGTAAGTACTTTACGTAAGACTCAAACGGATGTGAGTTGTTTACACCCTTACCAAACAAAGATTTAGCAGGTATGTTGAGTTGATATACGTCACCACTAGTGTCCCCTGCTAGTAATACAGCAAGCCTACGTTGATACCTACAAGCACGACCACCGTTCTGACCAGACCCTTTAACGTTTTGAGGGCAACTTAGACATGAAGCACTTTGCTTGTCAGACGCCCCATCTTCTGGTTTGTCACCTAAGTTAGACCAACAGTTAGGTAGTGTCGCTTCCTTGTTAGGATCAAACTTTTCCTTGTAGTAAATACGTGATACTTTTTCTAATAGGTTAACTATGACTACATTGATTTCACCACGTACTGCGCTACCAATAACTTCACCATTCACTACACGTTTAAAAGTCCCGTTGGTATTAGCCTGTATACGTCTATTAGTACCGCCACTAGTCTTCTGCATGAGGGACTTAGATAGCTCACTAAGCTCCCGCTTTGTACTTACTGCCGCATTTTGATCTTTAAATATTGCAACGTTACCCATGATTTCCCCTTTTGTTTATAGACTCAAATACTTCTTTAACTGTTAACGGTTTTTTACCGTCACTTGGTGGCGCTACTTTTAATGCTCGTTCAATAAGCTTACGGTTAGAACTTGTAACCACTATAGATTCCCATTGACTTTTTTTCTGCATATTCACTCCCTATCGTTTGGTTGGTTTTCTTACTGATATTTTGTACTCGCTATTTGACTGCAACCCAATCGGCAACTTGTCAGGATTCTCCTCAATAAACTGCCTCATGTTTGTTTGCTGGATACGTGGTTCTAACAAATACATAGCGTCATTATCTTTAATGAACTGATGCATATGTTCCCAATCACTAGTCCAGTATCTAGTGCTGACTCTTCGGGATACTGTCCCTTCAGATGTCTTATAGCTATCTAGATTCGATTCATTACAGAACTCCAATAACTTACTTGCAACCATATCTTGTTGCTCTTTAAGTCCGGCAATTTCTTCTTTGTACTTTAACTCTTTCTCTTTTATAGCATCGCGTATCTTTCTGTACGCGGCTACGTATTTTTCTACGTCTGTACTCATTTAAATTGCTCCCTATCTAAATAAGACCTTACCCATAAATGTTCTTTAGTAGGCACAGCACCCATCGCGTATAAGTCTGTTTCTGAATATCTAAAACCATTTTCAGAATTACTTTGCGGCCCAACATATTCGACACCACCTAGACTGGGTGCAGTATACGTCGGTACATACAATCGGCGACCTAACTTAAAACAGCGGGTATATTTTTTCTCTAACGTATCTTTTTCGGTTACGACCTTTTTAGCGTCTACCTCACGTCTCTCTTCTAGAGTCATTATTGCTTTCATACAAGCTCCTTGTGTTGTAGGAATAGATTAGTATACCAGTTAGTTTAACAATGTCAAACTATTCTTCTGATATTTCTTGTCTATATAAATCAATGATTTGGGAGTGATTCCCTATTTTGCTACGCAACATTGAATACAATCGGTTTTCAACCTCGCTCCCTTGTATATGCACAATAGTCATAGCGTTATTTTGGCCCGGCCTGTCAATACGTGCGTTAGCCTGTAGGTAAGTTTCTACGCTAGTAACTGGTGCATACCAAATGATTGTATTCGCAGCTGTTAAAGTTAAGCCGTGTGAAGCGGCTTGTGGTTGAATAATTAAAACTCTTGGGTCTTCTTCGGTTTGGAACTTAGTAATTCTTTCTGATCTTTTGTTTAGCGATACCCCACCATTGATAACCGCGCAGGTAATGTTGTTCTTCTCTAACTGAGCTTTAAGTAATTCTATTGTGTGCGTGAACGGCACAAAGATAAGAACTTTGTGGGAAGACTCTTCAATTGCTTCTAGTATTACTTTAATACGGTTAGATACATCAAACTCAATAACTTCTTTCTCATCTGAGTAAACCGCACCGCCAGATATCTGTAGCAGTTTGTTTAGGTTAGTCGCGGCGTTTACAGCAGATACTTGCTCTCCTCCGGCTTCCATAACCATTTGTTTCTTTAACTTAGCGTAATATTTTTTCTGCTGTGGAGTAAGCGGTGCATCTCGTTCTACATACGTTACGTCTGGTAAGTCTAAACATTGATCTTTCTCAAAACGTATAGCAGGTTGCAATACTTTATGCACTACATCCTTTGCATTAGACTTAGGTATCCACTTGAACTGAGATATCTTGTACATCACCTGATCTCTAAACTGCCCAAAGTATTTTGGTGTTTTATCAGGGTTGACTAGCTTCGCTAAACCAAAAGCATCTACAGGTGATTGAGCCGCTGGAGTACCAGTAAGCATCCATAACCATTCTGGTTTAGTGGTTATACGTTTAAGTATCTTCCAACGATTGGTTTGTGGGTTCTTGTAGGCGTTGGCTTCATCGACAACGATCAGATCAAAACCACCTTTCTTTATTTCTTCTTCGACTACAGCCACACCATCGAAGTTAATAATAACGAACTCAGACCCAGCATTAATTATTTTCTTGCGTGTATCAGCTGCACCATGAGCCACACTACAACTACGGTGCATGGCAAACTTAAACAAGTCTTCTTGCCACGCAGATTTCATAATTGATAGGGGGCAAATGACTAGCACTCGCTTAATAACCCCAAGTTTCATCAAGTAATCAGCGCTCCATATAACTGATGCTGTCTTACCTGTACCTTGCTCGTTAAAGCAAAAGGCTTTCTTGTTGAGTGTTAAAAATGAAGATGTATCACGTTGATGGTTGTAAGGTTGAAACTTACCTGTCCATTCGTAATCTCGTTTGATCGGTGATGGCACGTTTTGTACACGCAACTTCGCCAACTCTTGGGACTCTTGAAAGCCCCACTTAATCGCTATATTAAAAATATCCCCCTCCTGACTAATTACCTTGCTGTTTTCAATTCGCTCTGTTACTAACTCTGGACGCCTTGTGCGTATTAAAAGAGCCTTATCGTTTATTATTTCCACGTTGTTTTCGCTCCTTCGGACTAGTCTCTGATACCAAACCCTTTTTAGAGTTTCGATCAAAGCTACGATTAGCACTGGAGCTAGTAACCCTAGTACCGTCTTTGTTCGTACCACCTTTTGATATAGCCTTGTTATGTGCTACATCTTTGTTGTCACCTTT